GTATTAAAAATAAGTACGTTAGCAGTAATTCATTACTCAATGAATATTTTTCTTCTGTCACTAGCGTAGGCAGTGTTATTCTTAATCCTATAGAGGATGAAAAAACTGAATCCTCTCCTGAAAGACTACTGTTCTTAGCTGTAATATACCAAGCCATTCTTGATGCAAGCAGGGAAGAACTCCCCAATGAATCTGATCTTATTAAACGCCAACGCAAAGAAGCATTGAGTTGGTTTTTTAATGACAAGTATGTTGACGATCTTGATGAAATATGTTATCTAGCAGGGATTAACTCTAGATGGTTAATTAAGATTGTTAAACAGATAGTTGATGGTGACATTAACTTTGACCGTAAACGTATTAATGTTCTTATAAA